TAAATCATTTAATTTAAATATTTTTTCAGATAATGTAATAAATCTATGATCTGCTGCTTTAAATTGATATATACATTGATATTTATCACCAATTACACATATTCTGCAATCTTTTAAATTATCAGTTGTTATTTTATTAACTAATTTATAGTATAATTTACTCATATCTTGTGCTTCATCTACAACAATAATAGTATAATTAAATTTTTTATATGGCTTTTTATTTTCATCAAGTAATTTTATAATTCGATCATCTTTATAACTTTTTTTATCATATTTTGAAACACAAAAAGAATGATATGAATCCACATCTAAATTTGTAATATTTAATTGTTCTTTCTTTTTTCTTGTTTCAAGTTTTAATCTTGCATTATAAGTTAATAATAAGATTAATTCATTTGGTAACATTTGTGCCATATGTAAAATTGTAGTAGTTTTACCACTACCGGCAACTGAATTTACCTTTACATTATTATATTTAATCGCATTTATAATTGAGAGTTGTTCTAAAGATGGTTGAGATAATATAGATGGTTGAGATAATATAGAAGCTGGCGCTAGCATTAGTATTTAATATAAAGAATCTTTTATATTAAATATTTAATATCTATAATATGTTATATTCAATTATTTAAAAAGTAATATCAATATAGATGCAACACTAATATTGCATATTGAAAAAATCATAAATTTATAATCTATATTATGTGATAATTTTTTTATTTTATCATTAATTGATAAATGATTTAATGTTATCTCTAATTTACTTTTATTTATTTCTTCATTAATTTGTATTATACAATTATCGTTTATGTTTAAATTTTCATTAATTTTATCAACCTTATTAGACAAAATTAAATTACTCTTATTATATTCATCTATTAATACTTTTATAGCTTGTTTTGTATCATGTCGTACTGATTGAATATCATGCTTATTTGCTTTATATCGTTGTTCTAATTTATGAACTATTTTTTTAAATTGTACAATATTATTATTAATTAATGGTACTAATTCTTCTAATTCATTTTCTCTACTTATATAAACATTTTCTATATTTAATAAACTATCCTCACTCATATTTACTTTGAATTATATATTATATTTGAATTATAAATTAAATATATTATGTAAACCAATCATTACTCTTGTATGTACATATAATGCAAGATTCAATGGAACATAATTATTACCAATTGAGTTACATGTTTCACATCCATTAAAATGTACGTTTGTGCTATCACAAATAGAAATATGCGAAGGTGTAAATTGTTTTTTTTTTAAATATCGAACTACTCTTAAAAAGTGTTTAATTCGTAGATCAATATAAATAATTTCTTTTTTTAAGTGATTTTCATATTTGATTAATTCAAGATTTTCAAATGGTTCATCTCTTGGATATTTAGCTTGAAAATCAACAAATGCTGATCTATAAAATGAACTTACATCAAATGAGTCGTGTATATATGACTTATTAAGAGGTTGACCGTTACATACAAAATAATCTAGATCAACATCTAGTATATATTTATTACCATTTTTTGATATTACATTAATCATATTTTTAAGACCTTCCTTAGATAATTTACCTGCTTGTATTTTTGCATATACATTTTGTTGATTAGTATTTGGATTTTTATCATATGTAAATTCCTCTAGATTATGAATAGATTTAATATTATCGTTTGTATTTATTGATATATAATTAGGATGTTTCTTAAAGAAATAATTAATATTTGTCTGTTTATCTGGTATCCAATTTGGCATATTCCATATTGTATCTTTTGTTCCTGTTGTTAAAAATACACCAGTTACTGCAGCCCCAATATCCCATACAATATGTTGAGCCTTTTTAATACATTCTTCATTTTTAGTCTTAAGATATTGTTTGTATAATGATTGTAACTGATTTGCATTATTAACTTCATTAAAATCTGGATGAGTATCCCAATGGACGAATGTGTTATTCGTTTTATGGATTTGTTGTTTCATGTAAAATGGAAGAATTTCATTATGTTTAGTTACTAAAACTAATGGTATATTTCCAAGTTTATCATACTTTTTATAAAAACACAAACTTCTTAAATATAATTCTTTCCAACATTCATAATCTAACCCATATTTCTTTCTTTTGAATAATTCATATAGTAAATTATTAAATAATAACTGATGATTTTTAGAATTTAACGTTAATTTATTATATTCTAGTTTAATAAGTTCATTTATATTATTACTAAATTTATTTATAAAATCATCTATATGTTTTAAATTTTCTTTTCTAGTTATTTTATCCATTAATATAGTATTTATATTTAATTTATAATTAATTTAATTTAATTTAATTTATACTACATATAATATATAGTACATAATGGATAAAAAACCGATAGTTGGCATAATGGATCAAAGTTTATTTAATAATATGATGTTTCGTCTAGTAAAAATAGTAGATATTGGATATGTTGCATCTTTTTATTTTGTAATTGGATTAATTGCATCAAGATTATTTGACAAATTCTTTGGAGTATTTGATTCAAAAAAAGAAGATAAGAAAAATGTATTTCAATGTGGTATAGAATTAGTTGGTATGATATGGTTAATTGGAGTATCAACTTATATAGTTCGTAATTTAGCTGAATTCATACCAAGTCCAGTTGATGGTATATATGGATTTAAACATAGTAAACTCAAAGAATTAGGAGGTGCTGCAGTATATTCTTTAATCTTTATGGGTTATGCATATCATTTTAGATCAAAGTTAGATTATTTTAATAAGAGATTAAATAGAGGTTTAGATTTACCTATACCTGAAGCATATTTAACACCAATAAATAATTTCTTAAGAATGAGTGATTCACCATCATCTGTTGCATCAAGTCCAAATAATCCTACTGATGCGTCCCAAATAAAGCCAGTAGATTTATCAATGCCAACAACATCAAGTCAATCATCTAGTAAATAATTAGTTTATTAATTTATTAAATCGTAAGGATAACTTATAAATATTTGTAAATATATAGAAATATATTTATAATAAGTATTAATATTTAGAACTTAATAAATAAAGATGTCAATTAGAATACAAAAAGAATATGAAGCATTAATAAAAAATCCTATTGAAAATGTTATATTTGAAATGAATGAATCAAATATGTATGAATGGACGTTTGTAATTTTTGGACCATTAGACAGTGTTTATAAAGATGGAGTTTATAATGGAAAGTTAATAATTCCTAAAGAATATCCTCACAGACCACCTGAAGTTAAATTTATTACAAAATTATTTCATCCAAATGTATACGATAATGGTAAACTATGTATGTCAATATTACATGAAGGTAAGGATCCAACGGGATATGAAAAGGAAGAAGAAAGATGGAGACCTTTAAATAATATTAGAACAATATTTATAAGTATTATATCATTATTATATGATCCTAATCCTGATTCACCAGCAAACATTGATGCTGGAGTAATGTGGAGAAATAATAAAGATGCATATATACAAAAGGTGAAAGATGATATGAAATAAAAATTGATTTTAATATTTATTTAAATATTAGTATCAAATAATATATGTATCAAAATATGCAGCAGTTAAAGCTTGATCCAAATTTTAAAAATATAGGTACAAAATGGACAGAAGAAGAGATATTAAATTTACTGCAAGAAGTTACACAAGGATTAACACTAGAAGATATGGCATTGATTCATAAACGAACTGTTGGTAGTATTAGAGGTAAACTATATGATATTGCAGATAAATATATTAATCATAAAAAAATGGATATAAACGAGGTTTCAAAAATAGTAAGACTACCAGTTATAAAAATTAATGAATATCTACTTAAAAAAATGCCAAAGAAAATAAAAGAATTGAAAGAGCAAAATGACGGTGAATACATTAATAGTACACTTCTAGAGAACACACAAAAAGTAGAGAAGAAAAAAGTAATCAGATTAAATACAGAACAACAATTAGCTTTAGAAACTTTTAAAAAAGGACAAAATCTTTTTTTAACTGGACCTGCAGGTACTGGTAAATCAGTAACTCTAAATAAAGTTATTGAGTTTTGTGAATCAAAAGGTATTAAATACGGCGTAACTGCAACAACTGGAACTGCTGCATTTTTAATTGGTGGTAAAACATTACACTCATTCTTAGGAATTGGACTAGCAAAAGAAACGGCAAAAGAAATATTTGAATATGTAAGATATAAATTAAGTCATATAGCAAATAAGTTACGGAATATAACTGTTTTAATTATAGATGAAATCTCTATGTTAGAAGATGAACTATTTATAAAGATATCTCAATTCTTAAGTTTTATTCGTAGAGATCCTAAACCTTTTGGTGGACTACATGTTGTTTTTACTGGAGACTTCTGTCAATTAGAACCTGTATCTGGTGGATATTGTTTTAAAACAGATGAATGGAGTCGTACTAATTTAAAAACAGTTTATTTACATAAATTAATTCGTCAAGATGGTGACCTAATATTTCAAAACATGTTATCAAAATTAAGATATGGTAAATGTACAGATAAAATATATGAAAAATTATTAACATTAAAGAATACAGAGTTTGGTGAAGTTAAACCAACTATTTTATATCCTAAAAATTATAATGTTGATATAATTAATAAAAAAGAATATACAAAATTAATAGAATCTGGTGTTCAAAAAAGTATTTATAAAATAATCTCGCCACAAACAGTAAAAAATAAGGAGAAGGCATTAAAATGGATTAAAAGTTTAGAAATACCCGAATCTGTTGAGTTATGTATTGGTGCACAAGTTGTTGTGTTAGCAAATATAAATCAAGATGCTGGAATTGTTAATGGTACAAGAGGAATTGTAATTGATTTACGTCCAAAAACAGTTGTTATTAAAAGAACGAATGATACTATTTATGAAATTGAATATCATAAATCTGTTAATAATGAGGATCCAAATATACATGTATCATTCATGCCATTAAAATTAGCATATGCATTAACTATACATCGCAGTCAAGGCATGACATTAGATGCAGTAGAAATAGATATAGGCTCAAATATATTTGCAGCAGGACAAGCATATACTGCATTATCAAGAGCACAAAATTTAAATAGTGTAAAAATTAAGGAAGTTAGTAAAAATAGTTTTATAGTAAATCAAGATGTATTAAAATTATATAAAGATATTGAAGATGAAATTAAGGATACTAATGAAAGATATGTTAAAAAGGTAATAAATAATATGGTACATCGAATTGCAAATCATATTGAATTAGAAAAAAGTTTAAATTTTCTACAAGATCATTTTGTATTAGAAGATGATGATGAAACTTTTGATTATCTTGATACATATGATTTTGATATAATTAAAATAAATACTGATGAATATAATATATTAGTAAAAATGGTAAATAACTGTAAAGAATTAATGGTTCAAGATATTGAATATTTAAATCAACAATTAGAAGATTTTCATATTAAGTTAGAATAGAATTCTAATTTTGTTTATTTTATGATATTATAATATAATATAATATAATATAATATAAACATATTATATAATGGCATATTTACAAAAAATTGTATATAGATTAAATATATGGATGAATTATGATTGTGATGATCAAATTATTAGTAAAGACTTTCAATTTGAATCAAAAATTATAAATAATGAAATAATTATATTTCATCAAAATACAAATACAATAGTAGCAAAAGTTTATAAGAATTTAACTTATGATATGATAAAACTTAGAGAAGAAACATTAGATAATTTTCAATTAACTCAATATACAAATTCATTAATTGTTCGAATAATGTCAAGCTTATAATCATTTATATGATTTAGATAATTTAGATGATTTAAATTTTTATAATAATCTTCTTTATATTAAACATAGAACTAATATCTATATCATAATCAGATATTGGTTCTAAGATTGATAATAAAGTGTTGTTCTTTTGATACATACCATACTTTATTTTATCATAATTATCTAAATCATTTTTTATATAAATAAAATGATATTTTGTAAAGGTCTTTAATAGACTTATATCTTTATGATGTAATTCTGTTGCAATAAATGTTATATTATTCTGCATATTATCTTCTTCAAATATAAATTCTAAATTGTTCATATAAAGTATACATATTGGTGCAATTGCTCTATTATATAACGGTAATATATATTGTTTTGGTTGTAAAGAATAGTTTGATATAATATGACCACCAATTTTTATTGTAAAGTTAATAATCTTATTTGAATGATTATAAATTAAAGATAGCATACAATTATAACTTGAATGTAGAAATTTTAATACTTTTGATGTTTCATTATATAATATTAGATTATTATTTAACTTTATATGATTATAAAAAGCAGTATCAGCATTAATCATATTAATATTAAATTTATTTATATCATTGTATATATTTGTAAATATATATTTTATTATTGTAATGTTCTCTACTAATAGTTCATCATTCATATAATATGTATGAATAAAAAAATTTATTTATTGTATAAATTATATATTCTATCTGTTTGATCTTCATATAAGTATCTATAATTTATTACATCTTGTGGATGAGGAATATCTGGTTCCATACTTCCTTCATGTGGAAACCTTTTATCTATTGGAACTAATAAACTAATTTCACCCCATACATCTTTTATAAATTTTTCAGAATCATTTGGAATATATACAGTTATATCCTCAAACTTAGTCTCACGTACAGGAAATATTGTATTATAATCATAATTTCTTAAACAATCCCCCTTTTTTTGAGGTTTAGTTAGATAACAATTATTATATGGTTTTATAATATCTCCGAATTGTTCATATCTAAATATATCTACCTGCAATCCACTATGAGATTCTCTTTTAATATTAGATGCACTATAGTGTGAATTAATATCACGTAATTTAGATACTACACTAGTATATCTTTTATCTGTTTCATTACTTTGAAAGAATATATGTTTAGGTAATTCATGAACCTTAGTTTTAAAAATATTATAATCATCTAATAGCATATGAATATCTATATCGCCATCCCATGGTATCCATCCGTCAAATAACATACATCCTATAAAAGTACCTCCTACACAAAAATATTTAAGATTATATTTTATGCATATTTTATGAAATTCCATTAATAGATTTGTTATTTTTTTGTGTGATTTTCTTAATTTTAATTTACGTTCTGGATTATTAAAATAATGATGAATATCAATCGAGTATTTATCAATTTTAGTCTTACTACTTTCTGATTGAGGTATCATATATATATATATATATATGTATATAGATAAACACTTATATAGGATTAATTTTAAAAATTGAAATTATTTCACTATAATACCTTACAATGTATAAATTATATTTAATAACTATAAATGGCACAAATGAATGAATTGAAGAAATTCAGAGATGATATTGATACAGTGATTTTTCACAATCCCTGTATGGATGGTTTTGGATCTGCACATATTGCAACCCGGTATTTTAAAGATACACATGGTCGTGAAGTTCGACTAGCGCCAACACATATTGGTGATGTTGTTGACGAAGAGTCTTATATTGGTAAGACAGTTTTAATGGTTGACATCCTAACTCCCGATTATCTAAAAATTAAGGAGAAAGCAAAGAATCTAATTATTCTTGATCATCACAAGACAAATCAAAAGGAACTGACAGGTTGTGATTTTGCGTATTTCGATATGAACAAGTCTGGTGTAGGAATTACATGGGAATATTTTTATGATACTCCTATGCCTCTATTTCTGCAATGTATCCAGGATCGTGATATTTGGACGTGGACTGTTCCAGAGTCTAAATATTTCTGTGATGGATTTTATCAGCTATTCAATACTGCGGATTCTTTTCAAGAGAAGCTACGATTCTTTGATGAAATGTATGATCTTCATAGTGATAAGTTTAATTATTACTATACAATTGGAGAAGTATTGTATAAAATTAAAATGAGTTCTGTAAAGAAGATTGTAAAACATTCTGAACCAATTAAGGTACAGATTGGGACTGACTCATATAATGTATGCTTCTTTAACTGCACGACAGATTATGCAAGTGATCTTGGTAATTATGCAGTATCTGAGACTGATTGTGATTTTGCAGTACTATGGTCATATGATCATGAAGATGAACAATATCGTTATTCACTAAGAAGTATTGATTCTAAGGTTGATGTAAGTGTGATTGCAAAAAGATTCGGTGGAGGCGGTCATAGAAATGCAGCAGGATGTGCATCTAAAATGCATCCCAAAGAACTATTTCACTATGAACCGATTGATGATAGTGAGAGTGAATCTGGTGAGGAATAATACTCCTTATATTTTTTTATAAAAAATTGAATTTATTAATTTATAATCTTTTACTCTTTAAAGTATATTATAAATTATAATGAGTAAAAAGATTTTTAATGGAAAGTCTAATGCAATGTTTGATGTCTTTAAGGGACAACTAATTAAAGATAATGAAATTAAAACTAGGTTTGGTATACCTGCTACATCAGTTGACAGTGTTCTTCGTGTTGGTAAACAAATTTTTTTGTTTGCATTTAAGTGGGACAAAGGTGTAATGTCCGTGAACAATATTAACCAATATTTTCGATCTTGTAATGTAATTATGCAAGATATTCAAGCAAAACATCCTGAAAAACAATATGTTTATTATAAAGTATTGTTTACAATGAAACCAGTTGTATATCAAGATATACTTGATGCAGATGGTAAGCAAAAGTTTTATAATTTTCATTTGAATGAAGAAGAACTAGCTCAATCAGTCATAGTGCCAGAGGAATTATTGATGGATAGACTAATTATGAAATTGTATGATGGACTTTGCAGTGTTACACAATTGATGCCGCATCTTCAACAAGGAGTGCCAGTACAAGTCGCCCAAGTTGCACCGGCCCAAGTTGCACCGGCCCAAGTAGCACCAGTCCAAGTAGCACCAGTCCAAGTAGCACCAGCCCAAGTAGCACCAGTCCAAGTAGCACCAATACAGTTCGCACCAGT